GTGTTTCTAAAACATCTGATTGGTTTAATCATACGGCTGTGCAAACCATTCTTGCACGTATAGGTGTTGAATACACCATGGCCGATAAGGAAACAGCTTCTATACCCCATGTCAATATTAAAGATTGTCAGTTTTTGAAAAGAACTTGGCGTTTTGATGTTGATGTGGGGGCTTGGTTGTGTCCATTGGATGAAAAATCCATTATTAAATCATTGACTGTGTGGGTCCCTTCGAGGTCCATCGATGAGCATGCTCAGATGGTTGCTGTTATTAGCAGCGCCAATTCTGAGTATTTCTTTTACGGAAAACAAAAGTTTGAAGAACAGCATAGGTTTCTCAAATCCCAACTCGACAAAGAGCCATTTAATTTTTATATTAAACATGGAACTCTGCCCAATTGGTGCGAGTTAAAAGCTCGATTTGATGCAGCATCTAAAAGTGTTGCAAATATATATTCTCATGGGCCTTAGCCAGTCCTGAGTCTGAAAAACGGTTACAGAAAAATAATAATAATAATAAGAACAAAAATGTTGAGGAAATCACTAGAAGTATTTCCCTATCATCTGAGATTGTGAATATCTTGTTTGGTAGTATTAATTATTCGCTATTTCAATTACAGTCCGAAGAGAGTTATGTACCAGAGACACAAAACTCAAATACTTCGGCTGAAGAACAGGTAACTGTTCAATTTCTGGATGGAGACTGTGGCGAACAAGTCATGGCTGCTTCATCGCAAAACAGTGTGGCGTGTGTTGATGGAACCGAGGATTTAACCTTGGGTCGATTCTTGGCACGTCCCACGACTATTAACACACAAACCTGGACGACAGCTGATGCTGTCGGACAGAAGACCTTATTCTCACCGTGGTATGATTTTATCAATAACACGGTGATCAAAAAGAAGCTTGATAATTACGCTTTTCTTCGTGCAAAATTGCACATTAAAGTCGTTATTAATGCAACTCCTTTTCAATATGGTGCTTTACGTGTTCTATATTACCCCCTGG